AAATCAGTCTCAAATTGCGTGGTCATATACAATGTGGTGTGTATGTCTTGCCATGAAACATTCATTTTGAGACCTCTCTGGTTGTTTTGATGTGACTTATCTTAGCACCTTATTAGGGCTATTTCAACCCCATTTAGGGGTAATTTCAGCGATTATTCTCGAGCCATTCCTCAGCCTTTCCCACAAGCTGATCGTAGGTCAGAGTGTAGTCCTCGTCGACCAGGTCGATCAGGTAGCTGATAATGGACCACACAGTGGTGTCCTCGATGACCTCAGCGGTCTCGGGCAGCACCAGGACCTCACCGAACTCCTTGTCGAGTGGGGTGTCCTCTGACTGAGGGCCCTCCACACGCACCAGCACGGGGTCAGCGGCGTCTACCGCGTGTGTGGCCCAGTATGCAGCCAGCTCCGCGATAGTCTCGCATCCACTCACACCACGCCTGACCTTCGACTCGTCGTAGTCCCTGGGCCAGCTGTACTGGGTATCAGGGTCTAGCAGGTACTCAACCCCGCGCTTCCTGTCCTGGATCCTGTAGGCGACCATCTGTGCGGTCCTTTCTGTGTCTCGTTGGATCTAGCTTAGCACCTCTGCCAGGTCTATGCAACCCAAAATCTGAAATTATTAACCGAAGTTAACCCCTGCGTATCTCGAATCTGAGGGCCTAGCAGCACCCTACCCTAGCTAGACTACCGGGTAGGGGCTGCTAGGCCGTCTAATGCTGCCGGTGGAAGCTTTCAGAGGCATTCTCGAATGTCTCCCCGGTGGTCCAGTAACCCTTCGAGTTCTGGGTCATACCCTTAGCGGCCAACTCAGCTGGGGTCAGACACCTACGTCGGTCTGGGCCCTCAGTCACCCCGTGCCGGCCCGTACGGTGCTTGTCGCCTGCCTTGGTGCGGGTGAAGGTCTCGTGGCACTCGGAGCAGTGCTCAGGCTTGTGGCCGATGATGATTTTCTCGCAATTTCTGCATGTCCACGTCATGGTAACTACCCTAGCACCGCCCAGACACCCCGTCAAGCGTATAGGCATCCTCGATTTACGGCCTAACAGCGCCTGACCCTACCTAGGATACCCCCTGGCCATTTTGAGGCCGCTTATGGGTACCCCTGGCAGGGTCAGGGTGGCTCTAGGTCAGGACCACCAGCAGACGGCTACCGGCAGGTCGTTGACTGCGTCAGGGCGCTGGGCACTCTCATGCACCAGGTAGCACATGAGGGCGAGTGTGGCTAGGGCCCCGCCCTCATGGCGGGCTGCCCACCCTGGGACCCGGGACCACGCTGCTCTGGTCCCGACCGTGTGGCGCTTGATCGTCGTGCCACAGATGGCGTGGACAGCTAGTGCGAACGCCCAGGGGGACAAGGCTACGTCGGACAGGGACTTGAGTGCCGCCCTGAGCGCAGTGATGTCGTCTGCCCGGATAGCCTCCAGGAGGTCACCTGCCAGGACGCGCTCATAGCCGGTCTCCCTCGTGGTCGCGTTGATGGTTGCAAGGATCTCTCGTCTCGTGATCATGGATCCATCCTAGCACTGGACCACACACCCCTGCAACCCCCAAGAGTTAACCGGGGTTAAGATCCCCTCCCCCTACAACCCCCCTCCCCTCCCTGGGGCGCCCACGCGCGCACCCGACAGAAGTCGCGTAACACACGCACGTGACACACGCGCGTCATGACGTGCGCGCACGGCACACGCAGGCGCACGCGGTATCTTCCCACTACCTTCCTCTCCGAGAGGGTCTCTGGCGTTTACGCCAGAGAGACCCTCTCGGAGAGAGGAAAAGTTATATATATTATTCTCTTTAGAGGGGGGTATGGGGGGAGACCTTTCTCTTGCTTGCTCCCAAGGTCGCTCAGCTCCCCGCCGTGTGTCCCCCTCGTGCCAGGGCTCGGGGCCCCCAGGCGTAAACGCCGGGGCCCCGGCCCGCACGAGGGCCACGGCGGGCTGGCACAAGCTGAGCTGAGTGAAGCTGGGGCTCGCCGTCTCGCGGCTCGCCAGGGGTGTGTGGTTCAGTGATTGATGTCTGACCCGGTCGGGCCGTCTCGCGGCCCTCCCCCCACCGGGCCTGGGGCCTACCGGGGCCCAGGCGTAAACGCCGGCCCCGGGGCCCCGCCCGGTGGGACGACCGAGGGAAGCGAGGGGAGACGGTGTGTGGTCTAGCTCAGGGTGGCAGCAACGGCTGGAATGCCCCTGAGAGACCGGAGGATGGATTCTGAGGGCCTAGCAGGGTCAGGGTGGCACTGGAGTACCCCCAGACGATTTGAGGCCGTCTAAGGCACGACGGTGGAGCTCTCAGGAGGTGTTGCAGGGTGGCGGGGAGTGTGCTACCATGAGGTCATGGAGTTTCCACGAGAGATTATTAAGCGGGTTGTCGAGGTTCCGGGGTGGGGTGACGTACCCGCACTACCGAGCGAGCAGAGGCTGGAGGAGGCTGGCATGGTCCACGATGAGCAAAGCAAGACCACACGCCTGAGGTTCAGTGCGAAGCTTGGGGGTTACCCGGTGGAGTCATACGAGGCTAGGGCGATCCAGCAGGCAGTGCCGACGTACGGCACACGTGTGGTCCAGCTGGAGAGTGTGATCGAGATTGGAGTGATCTGGGTGAAGGTGACAGCGGCATGGTGACACGCCGGGGACTAGGGATTTGACATGCTAGGGGGTACCTGCTAGGGTGTATACCAGGGTAGAAGATATACCCTGGGTACTGGTTTGGAGTACCCCCTGGATTGGAACCCTAGGGGGTACTCGGGTAAGGTACCCCAGGGGGTGCAGGAATAGCCCCCTGGGGTACACCCCGGTAGGTACCCCCTAGGTAACCCGGATAGGTCTTGTAGCATGCCGTATTCAGCCCCCGAGCGATGCTGGTGCGGAGAGCTAGGTTTGCCAGGCACAGCGTCGTGCCTGGCCCACACACCGACAAAGTCTGGTTGGGAATTGCGACCAACTGCTTGGAAGAATGTCGACGGAAAGACTTATCGTAAATGGAAGAAACTTCGTAACAGATTTATTAAAGAAAATCCTTTCTGTAATCTGTGCGGAATGATTGCAACAGAAGTCGATCACATTCAAGGAATTAAAGCAATTGAGAATGAGTTAACAATTCTTGACGAAAATCAATTGCAATCATTATGTCATGAATGTCACGCAGCTAAAACAAGGGAAGCGTCGAGAAAATCACGAAATTCAATTAAAAAGCTGCGCCGGGGTAACTCTCCGTGAAATACAGGTTAGTTGATCGTTAAAGTGAACAGTGTTCACTAAGATTTGAGGAGTGTGTAATATGACCGAGGAAGAGCGTTTTAGTGAGATTCCTCCTGGAATCGCCAACAATGAGGTCCTGCGAGGTGTGTGGGCCGAGCTTGTGGGTATGATGCCCAAGGAAGTCCTCGATAACCTCGATGAAATGGATGGTCTGTTTATCGAGGCTATGTGTAGGCATTATGCTATTGCTCGTAAAGCCTCGAATGAGGTTATTTCAGCTGATAGTGTGCTGGTTACTGATAACCCCAATCACAGGATGCAGAAGCACCCAGCTGAGGTTATTTTCCGGTCACAATCTCAGGCATTTCTTGCTTATATGAAAGAGGCTGGATGGACGCCTAAAGCAAGGAATTCGGGTAAGAATAAAGACACTGATAACCCATTCCTTATGTGAATATAACACAATGAATAATGTAATTCCTAATGAAATTAAAGATTATTTAGTCAGTAGGAAGCTAGACATACCTGAAAGGGGACCACACCTCAAGTGCCCCAATCCTGGTGGTGTGGTCCACGGTATGCAAGTGCGATTTAACCCGAAGAGCGTAGATCATGCTCTTCGGGTTATTTCTGCATTAAGGCATACTAAAGGCCGTTGGGCGGGTAAACCTCTTAAGCTAACTAATGTGCAGATAGCCTTCATTGTGGCCCCACTGTTTGGCTGGCAGGTATATGATGATTCTTTAGGGCGTTGGCTGAGGTTGTATAGGGATGCCTATATTGAGATGCCCCGTAAAGGGGCTAAGTCAACTCTGGCATCTGCACTAGCTATGGTCCTCGCGTTCGGTGATCACGAGGGCGGTGCTGAGGTTATTATCGGTGCAGCCTCACGAGATCAGGCAGGGGCATGTTTCACACCCCTTAAGCAACTTGTCGACAACTCACCATTACTTAAGCAGGCAGGCATCAGGTCACTACATAACTCGATCAAGCAGGATAGGACAAGCTCTGTCATCAAGGTAGTGTCGTCGAAAGGCGACCTAGCGCACGGCGCCAACCTCCACGGGGCTATCTGTGACGAGCTTCACGTGCATAAGTCTCTGTCCCTGCTGGAGGCTATGGAGACAGGTACTGGTGCTCGTGAGCAGCCCCTGACGATGGTGATCACCACAGCGGATGATGGCAGTGTGGGCACGCCCTATGACCAGCGTAGAGAGCTAGTAGACAACATATGTAAGGGGGTTGTAGAAGCTCCTCGGTCATTCTGTGTGGTGTGGTCTGCATCACCTGAGGATGACCCGTGGTCTGAGGAGACGTGGGCTAAGGCTAATCCCTTATATCCCGTAACTCCGTCAAGGGCATTTATGCAATCTGCTGCTGATAAGGCTAAGACTGACCCTGTAGCTAAGGCTAGCTTCCTGAGGCTGCATCTAGGTATCAGGGGCAGGCTGGATGAGTCGTGGATCAGCAGGGCTGACTGGATGAGGGGGGCTGTGGACCAGCTGAATATCGAGGGCAGGCAGTGCTATGGCGGCCTGGACCTCGCTGCGGTATCTGACCTCACAGCGCTGGTGTGGTTGTTCCCTGCCGAGGATGGTACGTACCAGATTCTGCCTAGATTCTTCTTGCCTGAGGCTGCGCTGGCTGAGCTTGACAGGGCCACATACCGTAATGCGAGTGTGTGGGCTAGCCGTGGGTTGATTAAGCTGACTCCAGGTAATGTCACTGATTATGATTTTGTTAAAGCTCAGATTGATGAGGACGCTAAGCATTATGACATCCAATGCATAGGCTTTGATCCGTGGAACGCTACACAGGTATCTAACGATCTTCAGGCCGACGGATATAGGCTTGAGAAAGTCCGTCAGGGGTTTGTCTCTATGTCAGGCCCTATGAAAGAGATTCAGAGACTGGTTATGCAGGGGGGTGCTATTAAACATGACGGTAACCCTCTTATGGCGTGGCAGATAGACAATATCCGTCCTGCTATGGACCCTGCTGGTAACATTAAACCTGCTAAGCAAAAGAAGCGGGATAAGATCGATGGTGTTGCAGCATTAGTCACAGCTATGAATGTATGGCAATTCCACAAAACAAAAGTCTCGGCTTACGGCGTGTCGGGCCTGGAATCTATTTGAAATGTGTTATACTGTTTACAGAATTGAATTGGAGGTGTAATAGTGGGTTTCTGGTCTGGTATCTTTAACCGACTTCAGGGCATTACCACATATGAGCCTCGGCAGTATAAGATCGGCCCGACTGAGTTGGTTGATCTTTCCGGTGTTTCAGCCGCTAAGCTATTCAAGACTCAACCACATCTGCGTACTGTGGTTACCTTCCTCGCCAGGAATATCGCTCATCTGGGTGTACATTCCTACGTTAAGCAAAGCGATGGGGGTAGGCTGAGGGATACCTCGTCCCCTGTTGGCGGGTTTCTCTCTGGCGCCAAAGCTAATGAGAGCATGACTCTGTATCAGCTGATCTATGCTCTCGTTGTGGACAAGGCTCTGTACGATAGGGCTTACTGGTGGCCAGTAGTGAACCAGAACGGTAACTGGGAAGTCTACCGCCTGCCCCCTAGCTGGGTTCAGACCAAGTCTGATAATTTCGGTAAGGTCACACATGAGGTTAGCTTCGAGTCAGATAAGAAGTTGACTCTGGACAGTTCACGTGTGGTCTACTTCGGTGGGTATCACCCCACTGATCCAGGCGGGTGTAGCGCAACTATTGTTAGCTTGAAAGAAGTTCTCGCTGAGCAGGTTCAAGCTAGCAAATACAGGCAGCAGTTGTGGGCTCGCGGTGGCAAGGTCTCAGCTGTGCTTCAGCGCCCTGTTGACGCGCCTCGATGGACTGACGCTCAACGCGAGACCTTCCGTGAGGACTGGTACGAGAAGTACACTGGGTCAGGTAAGCGCGCTGGTGGCACGCCTATCCTTGAAGATGGGATGACTCTTAACCGTGTGGACTTCAGTGCTACTGATCAGCAGTACATTGAGGGCGTTAAGCTTGCTTATTCGACAGTAGCTAATGCGTTCCACGTTAACCCTACAATGGTTGGTATTCTCGACAATGCTAATTACAGCAATGTCAGGGAATTCCGTAAAATGCTTTATGGGGATACGCTAGGTCCGCTTATTGCGGAAATAGAGTCTACTCTTAATGCATTCCTTATCCCTATTATGGGTGGGGCTAAAGGCAGCTATATCGAATTCAATGTAGCTGAGAAACTCCAAGCTGATTTCGAGCAGCAAGCACAGTGGTTCCAGTCAGCTGTGGGCTCTGCTTACATGACCCGTAATGAAGCTAGGGCCAGGTTGAACCTGCCAGCTATTGATGGCGGGGATGAGCTGATCACACCACTGAACGTGAGTGTGGACCCTGGAGGGTATAGTCAGAACTCAGGTGAGGTAAGGGTTAAGAGTAGGGCGCTACGCGTGGACCGTAAGTCGTGGGTCAAGAGGTACACGACGGTGCTTGAAGCTCATGCCCGTAAGAGGTTGTACAAAGCAGGGCGGTTGAAGGTTAAAGCTTCAGCTGATGAGAGTCTTGCTGAGGACCTGCTTGACCTTGATCTAGGGCTGACCAGTGAGGTAGGCAACAAGCTACTCGAGGGGCGTGACGAGGACTATGACAAAGGGTCTACTCGGTCGTACCTTAAGAAGCGGGCTAAGCGTATCTCTCAGGGTATCGTGGATAGTCTGGAGGACCTAGAGGACGAGCAGGCTGAGTGGGAAGAGGCTATGGAGGGTGATGATCCTCCGGACACTGTCGAGCCTGTTGAACACTGGTTGAAAGAGTCAGCTCTGGGTATGGCGGGGTCTATGGTTACGTGGGCTACGGGCTGGGCCACACAGGAGGCTGGCAGGCAGTCTGGTGCTGCTACCAAGACATGGCATACGGGACCTAATGCTAGGGACTCACATGCTGCTATGGACGGTGAGCGTGTGGGCCTGGATGAAGAGTTCAGCAATGGCATGAAGTATCCAGGTGATGACGATGACCCTGCTGAGGTTGCTCACTGCAATTGCACGACTAGCATAGATTGGGAGTAGCGATTAAGACTAAGTCGTTTAAGGTTAAAGCAGAAGAGTCTGAGGAATCTGGGTCAGGCTATTTCGTAGGGTATGCCTCAGTATTCGGCAATGTGGACTCTTACGGTGAGGTCATGGAGAAAGGCGCTTTCTCTGACACCCTGAAAGAATGGGAAGGCCGTAAAATTCCAGTCTTCTATGGGCATGACCTTACTAACCCCGAGAACAATATCGGGTATGTTGAGTCTGCTGCGGAAGACGACACTGGCCTGCTTGTTAAGTGTGTGGTTGATACTGAGGGTCCTGGTAATGGCCCCATTGTATATAAGCTTTTGAAGGAAGGCCGAATTGACCGCATGTCTTTCGGCTTCTACGTCAATGACGCAGACCACAAAGGCGGCGTGACTTATATCAAGAAAGTCTCGCTTCTTGAGGTGTCTGTGGTCCCCGCTCCGGCTAATCCCGAAGCGGCTATCAATGAAGTTAAGTCATCTAAGAAAGAATCGGGTATGACTCCGGAAGACGTTGAGAAACTGATTGTGGAGCCTATCATCAAGCATATTGATGAGGCTTTCGAAAAGTACGTTGGGGATGAAGAGGATCCCAAGCCTGATGAGGATAAGCCGGCTGGAGACAAGCCAGCTGATGATCAGGCTAAGTCCATCCTCGCTGAGATTAAGGGGTTGTTTGCGTGAGCGGGATTGAGGCACTGAAAGTTAAGGCAGCTGAGATCAAGGGACGGCTGAAGGCCGTTGAGGAGTCCGGTGTCGTTGGTAAAGACACCGAGTCTCTGGTTGAGGAATACAAGGCCACTGTGGCCAAGATCAAGTCCTTCGAAAGCAATGGGGACGCAATCAATGAACTGAAAGGAAATTCTGTGGCAGTCGAGCGCGAGGCCAAATCTCTGGGCGCCCACTTTGTTAAGCACTTCGGTCCTGAGCTTGCTCGGGTTAAGGGGCGTGACAATTTCTCGGTGAATGGCCCCGAGTTCAAGGGTGCTGAGGATTGGCACCTGACTTGGGATAGCCTGATCGGTTTTGATACCGATTACGATAAGGCCGCGCATTACGCCCAGCCTCCGCTGTATGTCGGTGACCTGTTCGCTCAGGGTAACACCGACAGTGCCGCTGTGGCCTGGCTTGAGGATAGCGCTGTTGAGGGCGACGCTGGCCCGACTGCTCAGGGTGCCAAGAAGAACAATATCCACTTCGTTAACCCGAAGACGAATATCGAGGCTCTGAAGAAGATCACCGGTATCCTGGCCTTCTCTGACGAAATGCTTGAGGATCACGCGTGGCTGGCCTCACACGTTAACCAGCGTGGCGTGTACCGTATCGCTGTTGCTGAGGAGAACCAGATTCTGAATGGCTCCGGACAGAATGGTCAGCTTCAGGGCGTGCTCCAGAAGAATGGGATTCTGGCCCGTGAGGTTGAGAAGACTGCTACCACTGCTGAGTTCGGTGAGGCGATTCTGGGTGGCGCTATGGACGTCCTTCAGGAGAGCGGGTTCCCGGCTGACGCTATCGTCATCAACCCTCAGGATTACGCTGCTCAGCGTCTGGCTAAGGACAGCAACGGCCAGTACTTTGGTGGTGGCGCATTCACTGGTGCGTACGGCAACGGCCAGGTTCAGATTGTTCCTTCGCTGTGGGGCCTGAACACCGTTATCTCCCCGCGTATCGCTGCGGGCACTGCTCTGGTCGGTGCGTTCAAGGCTGGCGGTATGCTTGTCCGTAAGGGCGGTGTCAGGATTGAGGCTACGAATTCTCACGCTGACCTGTTCGTTTCTGACGTGACTGTGGTCCGTATGGAGATCCGTGAGCTGCTGACCGTGACTCAGCCTAAGGCTTTCTGCAAGGTTTCTCGCAAGGCCTGACCGTGGATCTTATTGGGGCTGATACTCTGGAAGCCCTAAGTAAGGGGGTCATCAAAAAGGATGACCCCCTTACCCCTATTCTTATTAGGAGGGCTTCCGGGCTTATTAGGGAATTCTGCGAATGGCATATCTACCCTTTGATCACTGAGACTAAGCGGGTAGATCACAAGGGTGGACGCTTTATTAAGCTGCCCACACTGATGCTTCAGGATGAGCCTACGCTCGAGTATCTCGGTCATGAGCGTGTGGTCCAGGAGTGGTCTGAAGCTGGTATGTGTAGGCTTAGTGATCCACTGCCTGCTGCTATGGGTGCTATCCAGGTTACGATGACTCATGGTTATAGTGAGCTGCCTGCTACTGTGGAGGTAGTTATGGCGACTATTATTGTAGCTTCTAGGACTGCCCCGGTGGGTATCAATCAAGCTGCCGTGGGCTCAGTATCGAGTACGTTTGAAGTTCCTGGTGGGGGTATTCGATTGAGCGCTTATGCTAAGCGTGCACTTGATGGTTTTAGGTTGGTGTATCGTCCTTGAGCTTTCCTTTTCTGACTAATGGTTATATCTGGGTGGCTCGACTTCAGGACAAGTATGATGACCGGGGTAATCTGATTCAAGATCAGGTTTCTAAGGAGTTCACTATTCAGGGCTGCTCTATTCAGCAGCCTAGTGCTGCTGAGCTGTCTGGGGATAGGCAGGGTGATGGTCAGTGGACGTACACGGTGTATGCTCCGCTGACTGCTTCCGTGCAGGCTAAAGATCTGGTCATTCTCAGCTGGGACCACAAAGGTACGACGGGAGAATGGTTCAACAAGACCACACCTGTGTACCGAGTCTCAGGAGTTCCCAGTGTGTGGTCTTATGATTACCTAGGCCTGAGCCACCAGGTGATTAAGCTTGTGGCAGTGGACTGATGCTTGAGCGTCTCGAATTCAACGATGAGGGATTCCAGGCTATGCTTAAGTCAGATGAGGTTGCCTCAGTTCTAAACGATATGGCCCAGAAGATATGTGACCAGGCCAATGACAACGCAGGCCGTGATGACGCGTTCGAGTGGTCGGGCTATGTGGGTCAGACTCGAGCTAGGGCTACGGTGAGGCCGGCTAGCTTTTATGGGGCTAAGTCAGAGGCTGACGACAAGACTTTGACTAGTGCGTTTGGGAGTTATACTCATGGGTAATTATGTTGCTGAGTTCCCTGACGCTGAGGCTGCCTGCATTATGGGCTTGAGGGCGCACCTACAGGGAGTCCCTGTAAGGCAGCAGGCAGACAAGCTAGGAACTCGACAGTGTGTGGTCAAGCTGACTAGCTCTGGTACCCGCTTAGATCCTCGTAGAGTGAGGGTTCAGCTTACTGTCACATGCTGGGGTAAGGACAACACTGATAGCACAGAAGCCTTTAACTTGGCAGCTAAATGTCTTAACTGGGTTGAAGAGAGACCCTATTACGGGCATATGGGTAAGTATCCTTGCCATAAAGTCGATATTGTTTCTTACCCTTATTATGATCCTGACAGTAGCCAGACGACTGGTGGTTCAGGGATCGCTCGATATTCTTTTACATTCCGCACTATTCTAGCAGGAGTTAACTAAATGGCTGTAAATAACCGTAATGTGCTGGCGGGCCGTCCGGACCAGGCAGTGACTGGGGCTATCCTCTCCACTACCACTCTGGTTACTACGCTGCCTACTGATCTGTACAATCTCGATATGGCTACTCTCAAGATGACTGACTCGGGTTATGTCAGTGACGCTGGGCTGACTCTGTCGGTTAAGCGTTCAACTAATGACATCAAAGACTGGTCTCAGTCTGTGGTTAAGAAGATCTTGAGTGAGTTCTCGGGTAGCATTAAGTGGTCTCACCTTGAGGTCTCTGAGGGCTCGGCGAAGAACTTCTTCGGTGAGAACAATGTCACGGTTACCCCGAAGACGACTTCACAGGGTACTCGCCTGCTGATGAAGCTTCGTGCTGACGAGCTGCCCCACAAGACCTGGTGCTTCCGCATGAAGGATGGCGACGCTAAGATCATCATCTGGGTTCCTGATGGACAGATCACTGAGGCTGACGACATCACGTTCGCTGCTAGTGACGCGATTAAGCTGCCTGTCACTCTGACGTGCTACCCTGATGCTCAGGGTAACTCATTGTACATCGCCACTGATGATGGGGTGACTGGGGCGTGAGCAAGGTCTTTCAGCTTGACGGCCCTAAGGCTACGGATAACTTCAAATTCCGTATGCCGGGGTCTAAAGTCACTCATGAGTTGCCCTCGCTTCAGAAACTTCCTGTGGGTATTCGTAAGCGCATGGGTGATCTAGCCGGGGCTATTCAGGCTCAGCAGGAGCGTGGTAAGAAGCCCACGTCCAAGCAGACTTCCGAATTGCTTGATTTCCAGCTTGATTTGCTTGAGCACTATGTTCCGGGTATCACTAGCCAGCTGGACGACGACATGTTTATGGCTCTTATGGAGGCGTGGAAAGAGCACTCTGAAATCAGCATGGGGGAATAATAGGGCTAGTGGGTGTGTGGCATAATCACCCACTAGCCCTAGAGCGTGAGCTCATTGGGCTAGGTTTGAGGTCCCGTCAGGTAGGTACAGATGAGCTTACCTGGCGGGACCTTCAGGCTATAGTCAGTCATGCTGAGCCAGGAGGTCCGCTAGCTAAGGACCTCGGCTATGTGTGGACCACAGACGGCTATATGCTGGCGAATATCTATGATGTGCTGGCTGGGGCTAACTGGCAGCGTGCTGGCAAGTCAAGTGAGCCTCCACCTAAGCCCATCCGAAGGCCAAATGAAGTTAGGGATGACGAGCGTGCTTTCGGGTATGACCCCATCCCTCTAAGCGAATTCAATGATTGGTGGGATGCCTAATGGCTTCTGTTGAGCTAGCTACAGGTTACTATCAGCTAGTGCCTTCGATGAAAGGCAATAAAGAAGCTATTGTTGGAGAGATTACTGGTGCTGTAAACGAGGGGTCCGATAAGGCTGGCAAAGAAGGTGGAGCTAGGTTATCTACTAGGCTAGCCGAGGGGCTTAAGGGTAGCTCTCTTGCAGCCCTCGGTGCAGGTGTGGCTGCTGGTATTGGTGCTGCCCTATACAAAGTTGGCGAGACTTTCGATGAGGTCACTGACACTATCCGCACGGGTACTGGGGCTACTGGCGAGGCTCTCGATGGACTAGTCGATGTTGCTAAGCGTGTGGGCTCTACTACGCCAGCTGAGTTCTCCAAGATAGCTCCCGTTGTTGCTGACCTGAATACCAGGCTGGGCTTGACTGGCGAGGACCTCGAGACTGTGGCTAAGCAGGTTCTTGAGGCTGGCCGGCTGCTGGGTCAGGACGTTGACATCAGCAAGACCACAGCAGCATTCAGCGCGTTCGGTCTTGAGGCTAAGCAGATACCTGGAGCTATGGATGACTTGTTCAGGGTCAGCCAGGCTACTGGTTTAGGCTTCAATGATCTAGCTCAGAAAACCGCTCAGGCTGCGCCTACAATGAAGGCTCTTGGATTTGGGTTCCAAGACACAGCGGCTATGATCGGTGCCTTCGACAAGGCCGGGCTTAACTCAAGCCAGATCATGACCTCTATGACTAAGGGTCTTACTACTCTAGCTAAGTCCGGCGAGGAGCCTAAGGAAGCCTTCAAGCGAGTTACTGGAGAGATTGGTAGCTATATCCAGTCGGGTAATGAAGCTGCTGCTCTTAAACTTGCTAGTAAGTTGTTTGGTACTAAGGGTGCTACCCAGTTTGTGGAGGCACTTAAGCAGGGCAAGATCGGTGCTGAGGACATGATGAAGTCCATCGGCGCTACTGATGACACTATTCTCGGTGTGGCCGGTGAGACGTCGGACTTCGCTGAGAAGTGGCAGATAGTTCAGAATAACGCACAGCTCGCCTTGGAGCCACTGGGCTCAGCGGTGTTCAGCACCTTGGCTGATGTCTTGTCGGCTATGGCGCCTACTCTCCAGGATATAGGTAACTGGCTGAAAGAGAACACATGGGCGTTCGGGGCTCTGGGTGCGGCTATAGCAGGTATCCTGATCCCTGCCTTCGTTACGTGGGTGGCAGGTATCTGGGCATCCACGGCAGCTCTTCTTGCCAGCCCTATCACGTGGATTGTGGTCGGTATAGCCGCTCTCGCTGCCGGACTTGTCCTCCTAATTGCTAACTGGCAGGCTGTATCGGACTTCATCGGTGGTGTGTGGAATAGCACTGTTGAGGGAGCTGGGCACCTGTGGGAAGACTTTGTCAGAGGCCTGACGGAGTTCGCTACGGGTATTGGCCAGTGGTTTATGGAAGGTCTGGCTGGAGCTGGGCAGCAAATTGCTGAGTTCTTTGCTGGCCTACCTCAGATGATCCTGGACGGCCTCGCTGCTCTGGGCGAGGTTACCTTGATGATTGTGGGCTTTTCCATAGGAATCTTCGCTGGTCTAATTGTGGGATTCGTCCAATTCCTGGGGTACATTCCAGGATGGCTCGCCTCTGTGGGTGAGTGGCTGATGTCGCTTCCTGGCAAGGTACTTGAGTGGCTTGCGGGACTTGGCCAGCTTGCTGGTAAGGCGGCTGAGTGGTTTGGCGGTTTCTTCCAGAGTATGGTCCATAAGGGCGGCGAGATTATTGAGTGGGTTAAACAGCTTCCTGGAAAGATCATTGGAGGTATAGCGTCACTGGCGTCGAGCCTTCCTCAGAAAGCCTCTGAGGCGTGGAACGGATTCTTAAGGAAAGCCCAGGAGCTTGGCGGCCAGGCGGCAGAGTTCGCTCGATCAATACCCGGCAAAATTACCGGCGCCTTGGGTGATCTAGGTGGCCTTCTGGTTAGGTCCGGCGGTGCCCTTGTGGACGGCTTCTTGCGGGGTATCCAAGGAGCGTGGAACTCACTTGTGGGCTGGGTTAAGCAGGGCATGGATTGGTTGCGTGGTCTGTGGCCTTTCTCCCCGGCTAAGTGGGGGCCTTTCTCAGGTAAGGGCTATGTGACTCATTCCGGTAAAGCGATCATTAGGGACTTCGCTGATAGCCTTAAGAATGAGCAGCCCTATCTGCTTGATTCCGCTAAGAGTGTTATGGGCGATTTCCAGTCGAATTTCCAGCCTAATCTGAATGGCGTTCAACCTGCTTATGCTGGGGCTAATGCTGGAGGTAATACCAGTAGGGTCAATGTCAATGCATACAGCAGTGACCCTTACGCTACTGCTGAGGAAGTTGCTAGGCAGCTGAGGAGATTGATGTGAAAGAAGTCACGTGGAATGGCCACGTGATCAACGGTGGGGACTGGGTTGTGAGTGAGTGCAAGCTCTTCGGCTCAGCTCCCGCCGTTGCGCAGAGTGGCCAGCGTGTGGGCTACGATGGTATATGGCGTACTAAGGCCTTTCATGGAGCTAAGTCTGGGGCTATCAAGGGCTATTATGTAGGACAGTCTCTAGAGGATGCTGAGGAGGCCATGGAGACTCTCCTGAGTATCGCGGATATTAATACTTCACCTCTGACTGTTAATACACCTCGTGGCCCGAAGACAATGTATGTGGCCCGGGATAGCGCTCTGGATATAACGTTCCTGGCTAATGGGTCAGCGTTTGAGTGGGGGGCCACACTGATAGCTCCTGACCCTGTGTGGTGGCGTGGAGGTCAGACTCCGGATGGCCAGATTGATGATCAGTATACAGCTAAGCATAGGCTGTACCTACCCAACCTTACGGGCGGTATTAAGTTCCCTCTCAAATACCCTATATCTTTCTTGGAGTCGGGTAACTACGGTTCGGTTACGGTAAGCTCTGGCTACCATAACAGGGTTAGTCTTAAGCTTTATGGGTATGTACAGATACCGTCTGTGATCTTTTCTGGCCCAGGTGGAGCTGGGCGCCTAAGGTGGGACTTTACCTTACAGCAGGACGAGTGGCTAGACATTGATTTGACTAACCGCACGTCGCTTAGGCAGGGGCAATCAGCCGCTGCCCCTACTATTAGGGAGTGGCCCACACTGGATCGAGGGGAATTGACTATTGGTTTCAGGTCTGATGTGTATTCCCCTACTGCTTATCTTGATGTTGTTGTAAGACAGGTGACAATCTAATGGCTCTAGACAATGTGCTACCTATTGGTGGCAATATTTCAGTGAATGCCGCGGAATTCCGTAGGCTTGATGTGGGCTCGACTATGGTCCATGACACTCACCCGCTGGCGTGCAGGCCTGGTGTGACGTCGGGTATGACACCTAGTCTTAACGGTAGCCAGATCAGGGTCAGTTCTGGTACGGCTATCGTTACGCCTGTGGCCTCGAATAACGGCAGCTACCGTGTTGCTAACGTAGATGATGTTAGCTTGCCTCTGTATGCTAAGGACACGTCATACCCGCGTACTGATATCCTGGTGCTGAAAGTGTATGACGGCACCGTTGATGGCAGTAACAAGTACCAGGCCTCGTTCGAAATGATTAAGGGTACAGCGTCGGCTAGTTTCCCTACGCCAGCTACTCCGTCTGGTGCCCTGCTTATTGCCCGAATCATAGTGTCTACTACTGGTAGCCCTACTATGTATGATGCTAGGCAGTACACCTGTGCGGTGGGCGGTACTATACCTTGTTATTCTAATAGCAGGCCCACAGCCTGGTTCCTTCAGAAGGGCCAGCGCATCTATGAACTGGACACAAATAAGGTGATGCTGTGGACTGGCAGCTCGTGGCGTGAGGATACTGTGATTCCTCAGGTTACTCTTCCCCGTATCCCTGCTATTGCGTCGGGTACGGTGACGGCTAGCTCTGCTGGGCCTGCGGTGTTCACTATTCAGTTCCCGCCTGGGCGTTTCTCGAGTGCACCGCGTGTTGTGGCCTCGGTTAGATCAGCGTCAGGTGACTTCACTTGGGACACACCTAAGCCATATAATGTCACTGCGACACAATTTCAGATGTTTGTCAAGAATGGTCGGGGTTGTGACTTCGACTGGATAGCGATCGAGAACGGCTAATGATCACGTGGCATTCATTTGCCGCTCTTGACGGAAGGCCCCTTACTGAACTGCCAGGGCTGTCAGTGAAGTCTAGTCTGTCATCTATCATTGGGCGGGGAGATTCCGTGACTGTGAGTCTCCCCGTCTGTGATAGGTGGCCTGCTAACTGGCGTGATGGCACTCAGCCTATGCGCGCTGTCCTGGCAGCTATTGATGACGGCCTTGTGTTGTGGGCTGGCTGGGTAGAGAAGCGCACATACGGGTCAAGCGAGACCATGGAGCTTACCCTACAGCCTGCCGAAGAGTGGCTTAACCGTAATTACATCCCTGCGCTCGCTTTCAGGGATCAGCGATATACGACTATTGCTAGGGGTATAGGTCTAGATCGCCTGGCAGCCCAGTTCAACGGCCGTCTGGATGAGGATCCTACCCTCGATTGGGGTGATAGGACGTACCGCGCTGACCAGGATATGACATGTCTTAAGGGTCTCCAGAACCTCATGAGAACAAGACACGGTGCTGAGTTCGCTACGTCGTGGGAACTGCACGAGAATGGCCACCTCGGCATTGTGGTACACACCGCATATAGGCTTGGCGGTGTAGGTAAGGAGACTGCTGGGGCTGCTGTGCTATCTCAAGGCTCCTGGCAGCAGGTCGAGGACTGCTCTGACGGTAAAGGGGCCACTATCTGGCGTGTGGTCTCGAATAGATCTGGGGATGAACGCAAGGAATTCGCCACGTCTAACGGTCAGGTCCTTCAGTATGGGTGGCTTGAGCTTGAAAGGCGCTGGACTCCTGACACGGGGTCAGTGGATGATGCTGTGCTACAGCAGTATATGTACGCGGCTAAGGAGAGCCAGCAGTACGGATTGACGTCTATCAGCGTGGAGACTACATTGGACCACTTTATGCCAGGGCGTGACTTCGTTCTAGGCGACTATGTGGATATTGATATGACTAATCTTAGTAACACTGAGCTGCAATTCAAGGGGAAAGCCAGGGTTATTGGGTGGGTATGTGACCCTGACCCTGTATCTGGTGATATCACTAAGATTAAACCAATGCTTTCATTGGAGGATTGATGAGTTTCGACCCAACAACGGTCGATAGGCCGTCTAATGATCAGGGTATTCGTGAGGTTGTTAACCGACTAGAGGGTCTTGAGAGTCGCATTAACGAACTCACGGCCACTATTGGTGGCGAAGGGGCGGTGTATAACCGCTCTCTGTTCCACGTTAAAGGGCATGCTAAGTTTGATGGGACCCTAGAGATCGCCGAAGGCTTGATTGGGGATAAGGCTCTTAAGTCTCAGATCAGCGTTGATGCTGGTAATTCCCGTAATCTGGACTGGTCTCCGGTGACTAGCTGGACCACAGGAGTGTCTACGTTCGTTGTGGCCCCTAGCTGGGCTACTAAAGCGCTGGTCATAGCGGGCGGTTCCATCATGCCTAACTACGATGCTAACGCTGGTACCCCGGCATGCTGGGGCAGGGTCGAATGTAGGGGTCAGTATAGCCCTGACTTCCTGTCTTTCCTAGGCTCATCGGCTATCCCATCCAATATTTCGTGGCCATTCTTCACTGTACCGGACGAACGCGAAGGGGGAATTGAGGTTAATTGCCAGGCTAAGCTTTACAGCGGTAGTTCTAATAGAGGCGGACGCTGTTTCGTGTCCGCTGTTGTACTGTGGTTGAGGTGATGTGGTGAGCCCTGAGACTATGGGTAGTCTTATAGGGGCTATCCTAGCGGGTATTTTAGCGGTTGGTTACAGCGGAGTTAAAGTCTATAAGGCTATGTCGGGGTCGCTTAAGAGGATAAAGGACCTTACTGCTGACCTGAAAGCTGATACTGAAGCACTAGTTTACGACAAAACTGATGCCGAAGGTAACACTGTTCAGGATAAGTTGAATATTCTACTTAAGCAAGCTGATAAGACTAACACGGACTTAGAGATTCTGTCGTCTACTACGGCGGAAATTAAGGGGGTACTGAACCGGCACGATAAAGAGATTGGCCGGTTTAATGACAACATCACCCAGATTAATGACCGTGTGTCTAATACCGAGCGAATGTTGACTTCTAGATTAGAAGAACATGGCCAGCGTCTACTGGCCGTGGAGACAAGGAAGGAGGGTTAAATGGGATATGTGTCTGTGGGCCCTAAATACAATGGACAGGAAGCCTACGCTGCTGAGATTCCAGCTAAGTGGTACCACCTGTTTAAGCGCTATATGGCTAAGTACCACCCGGATATCTCGATTATCCTGATTCAGGCTAAGGGAGGTGCAGCTGCGAGTGCGGGAACTCACTCTGACGGCTGGGCGTTCGACTTCCAGAACTGGCACCTGACGTCTAAGCAGAACGAGATTCTGGTAGCTGAGTCACGTAGGTTCGGAGGTGTGGCTTGGGCTAGGTATAGGAGTCAGGGTTTCGAACCTCATGACCATGTGGCTTGTGATTCTGGTGGTAGTTCTGACACTGCCTGCCAGTACCAGGTTGTGGCTGCGCATGCTGGCTACAATGGCCTAGGCTACCGTGGCCGTAAAGCTAGCGATAATCACCCTGCCCCTGCTAAGTGGGTTACATGTGCCCAGGGTATAGGCATGATGGAGGCTATCCTGGGTGGATTCAAGACAAACGAGGAAGGACCAACATTGGACAAGAGCGAACTGATTCAGGCTGTACGCGAAGGCGTCGGTGGGCTAAACTGGGGTAACGAGACGTTCGGTGCGTACCTCGGACGTATGCAGGCTGCTTGCCAGACTGCTGCCTACTACGCTCACCAGGCTGCTACTCAGACTGCACCCATCACCCGGCCTGGCGACCCGTCTGCTGATAGCCGTGGGCAGGTTGTGATCCGCCAGGAGATCGCTGACGCTAAGACTCGCATCACTGCGGTGCAGGCTCAGGTGGAAGAGCTGCGTAACAGCATGGCTCAGCTTGTGGAGCTTGTCAAGACTCTGACTCCGCATGACCCTGGAGTCACTGCCTGATAGCCGATTGGAGGTAACCCTCAGGTGGGACCACACGTCCTGCCTGGGGGTAGCCCTATGAAAGACTACTTGAAAAAGAAACCATTGTATGACTACAGGTCATACGGTGGGTGGGGGTTACAACGCCCTGAGCACGGAACACTAGGTCGCTTCGACCCGGCCATGACTAAGCTTCTACCTGACGGCCGCACGTTCGAGTTGAAGATGCAGTTCGACCGTCCAGCATACCTCATGTATACAGAGGCGGGGGCCACGCACGAGAAGGCGCTGCATAACTCGCTGAGGTGTGGCTCATGGGCAAGCCTATACAACGTCAAGGGCGAGGGCTACTGGTCTATGTGGGTCAAGAACCCGCCCTCCTGGACGACTGAGATGGTAGCTATGCTGTGGCCCGAAGAAGACTCTAGGTGGCCTGAGGGCGAGATCAACTTCATGGAGACCCAGTCTGACAAGACCAAGACTCAGCTGAATCTCCACTGGCCCTCACCTAAGGACCGCTCTCCTCAACACTGGCCTGTGACGATCGACCTCGATACACGCCAGTGGCACAAGTACGGGGTACGCATCTACCCTGACTGCGTACGGTGGTTTGTAGACGACAAGCTGGTGAGACACCTAGACACAGAGTTCTCACCCTACAACACCACACTGCACTTCGCTGTGCAGTGTGGTGTGAATCAAAACTTCGGGGTGATGTGGCACAAAGACATCGCCTGGGAAGAGAACATGTACATCATCCCTGAGAGAGCCCCGGGGATACTGTAAGTAAGGAGAAGTATGGATATTACTACGCTCGCCACTGTCCCGGCTATGCTCGCTATCGTCGAGCTCCTGAAGCGCTGCGGCCTGCCAGCTAAGGCCGCTATGCCGGTTACTGTGGTACTGTCGGTCGCTCTGGGCCTTGCTCAGACTTTCCTTGGAGGTGATCCTGTCTACCAGGCTGCCGCTAAGTACCTGCTGATGGGTCTCGGTGCGTGCGGCCTCTACGATGCAGCTAAGCTTGCATCCCCTACCGTGGAGCAGAAGAACACGTTGGGCACCACTGTCCCTCGTCGTGCTGAGGCTCCTGAGGTGACTGCCTGATCTAAATAATAAACCCCCTACCTAAACAGGTAGGGGGTTTATTTATGTCTAGGGCCATAGGCTCACCTCTTGTCTCCTAGGTGTTTCTTTATAATCCGCTTGATGATCTTCTCAGGTGGCCAGCAGTACAGGCCCGATACCTGAGCGATCTCTTGACCACACGCCAGCCTTTGTTCCTGGCTAGTGTGGGGGTAGTAGTAGCGCAGTTGTGCGGCCATCGCATCCGGGTCGATCACCATAGTGCGTCTCCAATCGAGTCGATCTCGTCCATTAGGTTGTCCAGTTCACAGTAGTAGCAGTATGCGGCCAGGTAGTCAGGCAGGTCCACACCGTCCCAAGTGACCTTACCTTCAGCAGCATGTTCGATGTCAATCTTGAGGTTGATGAGAATGCTTTCCTGTAGGTCCTCTCCGTACACGTTGAGTACATGGTCATGGAGCTCAGCAAGGTCGATGCCGTGCTCGGCTACGTATTCGGGGTCTCTCTTAAATCCTAGCATAGTGTGGCCTCCATGTCGTCTAGCAGGTATACCAGCGGTGAGCGTTCGACTCCTGGTATAGCCCTCAGTCTTGTGATTGTTTCTTTCAGGTCTAGGTCGAGGGGTATTGCCCTGAACGCCTCTGACTCTAGCACAGTGGCGTAGTGTTTGTCTAGTACCCACTCAGACCTGAGCATGAGTGCTGGTACGGGGTCAGTGAGCAGGTCACCTGCCAGGCTGTCGTCGATGCTCTCACCCATATGGTCGTACAGCTCTTCACCACACGGTAGGTACCTGTCTGTGGCCTTCTGGCAGTACTGCACTGCCCAGTAGCGAGGGCACACCCACAGCTCCCACTCCCACATGAAGTCGTCTATCAGCTCATCGTAGCCCCACTCGGTCAGCTTGTCGAGGACCTTCAGATGGCCTGGTGTGGCTGATACTTTACGAAGCTCATCAATAGTGTACATTGTTCACCGCTCCACTACGAGGAAGGTTGCTTCGACTGGAGTGTGCTGGCTAGAGTCCCAGTAGATGTCTCCCAGCTCACTGGTGTAGAGATAGCCACACTCAAGGAGTGCTTCAATGCTAGCCCCGTAGAAGTTCTCGACTGTCTCTACCTTGATTGTTCCCTGTGTTTCGATCATGGTATTACCTTAGCACACTCTAGAGAGATTGCACAACCTCAGGCTGCCACTCTCCCGGAGTGTCTAGCCCGGTGACGACGAGGTCCTGGGACCCCGACTTAGTTTCTACTTGAACACTCAACGACTCTGCTTGTCTTGTGATGTACAGAGAGTTGTCTGACCAGGCGTGTAGAGCTACTGACCCGGCCAGCGCTGCGCCTCCGGACGAAGGCATATCCTTGCTGGCCTTACGTGTGTGGTGCACTATAAGCTGAGCGCACCCCGTAGCCTGGGCTACAGCCTTGATGGGCTGGAGAATCTGGCCATACATAGCCTGTGAGTCATTGATGCTCTCTGTGGTCAGCATAGACAGTGTGTCATAGCACACTAGGCCTATGCCCATTGAGTCAATGGTCTCGCCTATCTCCTCGGCTAGCTCTGGTGACAGCCCCTGTGTGGGCCTGCCTGCTATGTAGAGGGGTATCTCCCCGTCAGGAGGGTTAAGCTCCAGCACGCCAGACTTGCAGGTTATGTATCCTCTAGGGTCATGGTGGGGGAATCGACACTGTAAGATAGTCTGCACACGAGACCACACACGTGAGAGGCTGTCCTCCGCCTCGATGATGAGGCAGGGGGCCTGGTGTGACCTGGCATACCCTAGCACGGGCTGCCCTAGAGACAAGCTGATAGCCATATCTAGCATGATCCAGCTCTTGTAGTGCTTCGGGGGTGCGGCAATGAAGCCACAACCACCCTCTTCTACTAGGCCGTCTATACGCCACCTAGGCTCAGGCATACCTACTAGTTCAGCTATAGGTCTGATCTGAAGCAAAGGCTCTCTGGGTGAATCTTCAACTATCTCTATAGTCAGCTCAGATTCAGATCGTGTGTGGTCTAGCTTACTAGCCACCCTCTGGACTTCGGCCTTGAGTTTACTCAGCTCACCCCATTTATTAAGGCACGTGTGCCTGATCAAGCCAGGGATAAACTCCGGCTCAACCCCACACTCCAGCATGCTAGCTATAGTCGCGTACAGCTGGCTCGACCTGTCACCAAGGGCTTTACTAGCACGAAGCTGCCCAGCTATAGACGAAGAGCTACCGTCCAGTGTACGGTACACTGCTGAGGCCAGATCACCAGGAGTCTGTGTGGTCCCGTACGTAGGTCTACCCACCATACATCCGCGCTTGTGTGAGGGGGTGCCAGGTACCCTGAGTAGCTGGGTAGCATCCCAGCCCCCAGGGTCGCATCCTAGCACGTGGCTGACAGCCCTAGACAGGCTGTCCTGATCAGGCTGGGGCACGGTCTCAGTCAGTCGCCAGATAGCCTGTGTGTGACCAGGGCTACTAGACCACACAGCGAGTGGGTTAGTACCCTCCGTGTGACCGTCGTCTACGTCAGACCAGATCAGCGGGCCCGCTTTGAGGAACTCCGCTTTCCTTTCCGGCCGAGAGAAAAGACCGGGAGTGAAATATACATCCTGCCCAGCTTCAACGAGATCCCGCACGTAGCGTTTCGCTTCGTCAAGTTGGCCCATAACCCGAAAGGCTTTGCCCGGGTTGAAAGCCTGGCCCGGCCATTTGATCCCACAGATGAAAAAATACCCATCACAACCCTCCCAGATTGTCTCGAAGAACCTCATCCTCAACCCTAGCTATCTCTTCCTGGTAGGTATCTGGGGTTACGCATGCCCAGTACCCTCCGGCTGACATGATATCAGCCCCAACCTTGATCTGCCACTGGCTCAAAGATGAGCCTGTCTTGAGCTCCAGCCCCACGAACCTGCCACGGAAGCAAGCTATGAGGTCCGGAATACCCTTCTTAGTGTACTGGCTGGCGTGGTATTTGACAACCCACCAACCGCGTGACTCTACATACTTTTGCACTTGGCGTGAGAACGTACTCTCTAGCATGCCCAGAGCAGGGCTCAGGTCCCTGCTCCAGACTATGTCAGAGAATGTCGTCGAACTCCCCGAAGTCGTCCTCAACGTCCTGCTGGACTTCCTCGGCCTTAGGCTTAGGAGCCAGTTCTGAGAACGGGGCCACACGTGCCACACGGCTACGCAGCTTGCCGTTGTAGGTGTCGTCCTCAAGCTCTACGTTGATCTTAGCCCCAACGTACTTGGCAGGATCAATCTGGACAACTTTGTTAGGAACCTTAGTACCGGAAGCTTCGATCAATTCACGGAGCTTCCACAGCTGGTTCGGGACGATCTTGCAGTAGTAGGGGTAGCGGCCAGGACCTGCCACGATAGCGAACACCAGCATGTCGGTGTTGTCTGACTTTGTCTTAGTCATCTCCACCCCAGCGATCTCAGCGTTGTACACGCCTGGCGCCTGGTGGACGGTGCTGAAGCTCGGTGTCTTGACATCACTGAAGTCGATCGAAATCTTAGCCATTGTTGTGGTCCCTTTCCTTAAGGATTGATCGGATGTAATCGATTGTAGCAGTAGTAGTGGTGAAGAAGCAAACCGTGATGGTGAACATATTGCGGTTCATGTGGTCATTGTAGCGGACCTCATACTGGCCTACCTGGTGAGCCACAGTGATGGGGTTGGGTACGTCAATGACGGCGAGGTCATGATGCTCGAAACGCCAGGGCAGGTCATCCATCTGGTCGCACAACCTGACAAGGGCGTTACTGGCGACCTTTGAAAAATCAATCATGTGTGAGGTACCTTTCTAGACGTTCCCAAGTCGGAGACCCCAGCCAGGGCTTGCGAGCTGCGATATCGGCTCTGCACCCTGCCACGATACCCTGTGTTGGCTTGAGCCACATACGATACCCGGTGTGGGAGTCTCTCTTAACTGACTCTGTATAGCCTATCACGTCCGCATACATGAGTGCAAACTGTCGGGCCTGGCCTGGAAGAGCCAACGTGACCTCCTTAGTTTGGGCCACATCGGCGTCCTCGGGGTCAGCCTCATCCACGTAGGTGACCTTAGCCTGCCCTGTCAGGACCACAGGGATGTCAAGACCACGCAGAGTAAGGATAAGTGACTTAATCAGTTCGTTTGCCTGACCATACTGAGGCAGACTGACGGGCTTAGACACCGTTAGAAGGTCGCCACGCTTACGCCCAGAGACGAAGTTCAACGCAAGCTCATGGGCTACCGTGATGCTGTCCAGGGCCACAGCTGCGGGAGGCTTAGCCACGATGGACTGAACCTCTTTGGCCAGGGCCTCCCAGGTATCTACCTGGGTGGTCTCGGCCTGTACGGCACGGGTGCCGCCCTCAAGGTCGATGATGCGTACCCCCGGCACCGTAGCTGCGAAAGTGGTTTTGCCCGTTTTAGGCTGGCCGTACACTAGTGTGATCATTTGTACCTCTCCATAGGGTCTCTTTTATCAAAGAATTGAAGGAATTGCTCATCCGTGCCGAACTCAACTCGTGCAGCTGCAAGCTTACCCATACGGCACAAATATGAGTTACCACACACACTCGGGTTACGGTCCTCAGGTGGCTTGGACCAGTCGTACTCTCCGACCTGTCTAGCCCACCTTAGGATCGACTTGATCTGCCGCTCATGCACCTGCTGGTTGAACGGCACCAGCAGCCTGGTGAAAGCTGGGCAATGTTGACGCTTCAACAGCTCTGCATCTTTAGCTATCACGTCGCACTCAGCCGAGGTGATCTCCGTCCGATGCTCATGAGCCCAGTCTACCAGAGATCGATAGCAAGTGCTACCTGTGGACCCCTTAGTAATCTTGAGCTTACCTGTCTTGGTCAGTTGAGGCCACACCACACGCTGTGGTTGAATGTAGTCCCAGATCATCCCGCCAAGAGGCAGGTCCCAGCCAAGCCTTCGCTTGTTGCCCTCGAGGAGCCAGAGGTACGCGTGAGACTGGATATCCAGCTGCCGGTACTCGGCTGTAGGGAGGGTCTGGTGGGTTTTGTGGTCCAGCACCCACAGACGCCCTCCAAGCTCGACTACCTTATCGATCTTACCGCGGTAGGTGTGATTACACCCGGGGATACCTCGTGACAAGTCCAGCTCGCACGCCAGCACGTTGAGGGGCTCATCGTGGTAGCGGTACTCGTAGGCACGATACACACGATCGAGGTCATCGTAGATCTGGTGTTCTTCCTCCATGAGGTCAGCTGGACGCTCAGGGGGGGTGCCTGTTTCAAGCCACGCATGGAGATACGTACCCCTATCCAGGGCCGTACCGGGGTGAGGCTTAGATGTGATCCCCTGGAGATCGTAGTAGGCCTCCAGAGGGCAATTCAGCCAGGACTTGATCAGGCTTGTGGTTATCTGCATGTCTTCTACCTTACATCAATCTCAGGTCCCCAGCAAGTACCTACCTCAACATCGGCTACCAGAGGGCAGTCAAAGTGAGGCAGGGGCTCCTCCATGATCTCCTTGATCATACCTGCTGTGGTCTCGGCTAGGTCATCGGGGACCAGCACGAGCACAGCGTCATGAATGAGACCTAGTATGTGACTGTCTCCCTCTAGGCTAGACCACACACGTGTGGCGGCCCTCAGCATGATGTCGCTACCTGTCCCCTGCACCTGGCTATTGACAGCCTGGCGCTCCGCCGCAGCTACCTCGTACTCGTCGTCGCTGTACAGGCCTGGCAGGTGACGCCTACGGCCGAACATAGTTGAGCTATACCCCAGCTGGTGTGCCTTAGCTTTAGCCCTGGCGTGCCACGGGCGTAGCCCTGACCAGTGCTGGAAGAACGACTCCCTGAATGACTCCGCCTCGTCTAGCGTGATGTCCGTACCGTAGCTAACCTTAGCGAACTGCACGAATGACTTGGCCGACATCCCGTACAGGAAACCAAAGTTAACAATCTTAGCTTTCCTGCGATCAAAGCTATTGTCGGGGTCCAACCCAATAGCACGTGTGGTCTGTGAGTGGATGTCACCTCCGTCACGATACAGCTGGAGCATGCTCCTGTCGCGAGAGACCACAGCTGCAACACGTAGCTCGAGCTGGCTGTAGTCAGCCTCTATGATCTTGTACCCTTCAGGGGCAGCTACCAGACCCCTTATGTAGGGGTCCTTCGGAACTTGCTGGAGGTTAACCCCAACACCATCACACACCTTGCCCGACGACAGCCTGCCTGTCACCGTACCGTGGAGCTTAAACGAGGTGTATAACCGTCCCATTTCATCTATTTGCTCTTTATATGGGGTAATAAACCCATCTATGTTCTTCTTTAGTCGTGACCTTTCTAATAGTGTTTTAGCAATAGGGTGATCCATATAAGCAAGTGCCTTCTTGGAAAGGCTAGGAGCACCGTTAGGGAATGCTTTAGTTGGCTTTCCGACCTCCTTTTTGGGAATACCCAGATAACCATACAGGAACCACCGCTGAAAGTTAGTAGTGCCCCATTTGACCTGCATACCTTCGGGTATTTCCGAAGGTATTTCTGACTGCAATTCAGCGTCTATCTTAGCCAATTCCGAGGTGTATTTACTCTCAGCTATGTCAAGCTTATCCCGGCTAATCGGAATACCGTAGTCCTCAGACTCAGCTAGCATATTGATAGCCGGGACCACAACCTTCTTGAGTAGTTTCTTCTGGTTAGGGGTGAGATTACCCCTGTTAATCTGGTATAGTGCACGTGTGGCCAGGAGGTCCTTTTTCAGATATGCGGCCATAGCTTCAGGATCAGAGTCATCCCACACACCGTCATAAGACCAATCCCCGCCCATAAAGTCAGACATGAGAGACTTAAGCCCAAGAGACCGGTTCTCATCCACCATATGGGCACCAAGCATGGTGTCTCCAGCTGCCTCAAGATGAGCACCGAAACGCTTAGCGTAGACTATGTCGAATTTGATGTTGTGGCCCACCACTGAGGGTAGTTTTCCACACAGTCTCCTAAGCCTGGCTTGCCATGTCTCAGGGTGCTTAGAGGCCATGTGGAAAACCCTAGGCTCATCTTCAGGCTTATCCCCCAGGATGCCCACCATAAGCACGGCGGCATCCTTAGCTCGTGGGTTAAGCCCAGTAGTCTCAATGTCTAAAAATAACATTTGGTGAGTTCTTTAGCTAGCTTATGAGCGGTACGGGCGTCTGTGGTCGACTTATACTCTATCTTATCCTCGCCAATAGTGAAAGTCGTGGCAGTGCGGAACTTGTTTAGCTTCCAACTGGACGTCCTACTACAATCAGTCACCCACGACCGGTACCCGATGCTTAGCACTAGGAACTCAGGCCATGAATAGCCCGTGTCTGCACCTGCCCACAACTGCTTACCCCAATCCGAGAACAGGTCATCCAAGTTGAACGCCACAACAGCAAGGTTGAAGCCCTTAGCTCGAGGAACGTTAGGCTTAGCTGCCTCACGGATATCCGAACTAATGCCCGTGTAGTCATGGATATCACCATCGACCCACGAGCGGGTCAGCACCCCATGAGAGTTGTGTGGGTCCACAATAAGCTCACTAGGGGCGTACCCCAGACCTCGTGCAAAGATAGTGGGATCCACACCTGGGGTGGCTGCAATGACCAAGCGGTCAGACGGATTCACTAGCATAAGTCTCTCCTAGTAGGTAGTTGCGAGTGTTATTCATAATTTCCTTGCGGAACTCAGTGGCCTCCTGTAGAGAGGCCCACAGGGAGTCCTCTACGGTGTCCTGAGTCACCATCACGATGACCTTTGGGTCAGCCGCTAGGGCTACTCTATCAGACATCTGACGGTAGGTCAACGCCGAGGTAGGCAGCCCGTACCACACCAGCACGTCAGCCTCCCGCATATCCACAGCAGTAGCAGCGACCTGAGGGTTGACTACCAGCACACCGTCCTTAGAAGCTTTCCAAGCGTCCAGGACGGAGGTCTTATCCTTGACCTTACCGTCCAGCCTGTATGTGTGGTCTAGATGTCGCTCTATTGCGGTGAGTGAGTCTAGCAATTCGCTGGCTACCACTATACGGCCCCTGTAGGCCTCCCTGAGGGCATCCAGGGCCACAAGCTTATGCCCACTATACACTAGCCTGCCCTCACCTGTAGAGAGTCCCTCAGCTAGCCTACGACACCTGGCGAACAGGGCCAGCACTGAGTCAGCCCCAGACTCGCCTTGAGCCTCCAGGAGGTCTAGCTCATCTCTCACCATAGCCTGGTAGATGGCCTTACGAGACTCCTCAAGGAATACAGGCACTACCTCTTCATCAATAGCCTTGGTACCGATGGCGTCCTCACGGCTAATACTTATGGAGTGGGCTTTAATAAGTGCCTGGTACTCTTCAGTATTCTTGGGGCCTATGTAGCGGGGAAAACCACCGAAATTAGACCATTCACCAAAATACTCCCTAAATGACTTAGCTGATGGGAAATCAGCCCTTATACTAGGGTCAGAGAATACCAACTGGGGGTAAATCTCTCCTACCATATTGCGCTTACCCACAGGGGTAGCAGTCAGGCATACCCGATACCGCGCTGATTTAGCCATACCAACAATACGCCTAGACCTCTTGCTGGCAGGTGTCTTGATGAGGTGGGATTCATCCAGAACTATAGCTGAAGCATGGTATTCGGCACCCTTGAATAGTCCTTTAGGGTAACCCCTAGAGAACTTATCGTAGTTGATTAGCACTATCTTCGGCAGTGCTGTGGACTCATATGCCCCGTCGTAGACTATGTCAGCCTCAGGACCCCAGTAGTGCTGCTGTAGTTCCCTGACCCACACATCGATAGCAATCTTAGGGCACACCACAACGATGTACCTGACATCCCGGTTGTGCATAAGCCATGACAGCCAGTCGATGGTTGTCTTAGTCTTACCCGTACGTGTGTCCATAAGCAGCATACCATGCTCTTTTTTAGCCAGCCACTTAACCGCGGCCAGCTGATAGTCTCGAGGTTTAGTGACTGGCTCAAACATTAGTTAATTGCTCCTTCAATCATCTTCTTGTACTGGAGTGTGGTCCCAGTACCCATCCTAGCAACCTCCACACCCTCGTGCAAGGCTAGCACAGTTGGGACAGACATGATGTCAAATTTACGCCCTAGGTCAGGATTGACCTCAACATCAACATACTCCCAACCAATATAAGGGAACTTTTGCATAGCCCTTTCAAAATTAGCCCTGGACTGCGGGCACTGTGAGCACCACGAAGCACCGAGGAAAAACAACTTCAACATTAAACAACCACCACTTTCGCTGAATAAATAGGCGCCTTGTAGTCGACCGCCTTAAAACCTTTACCTTTGAAATTAAGTATACCTTGTTTGGCTGAAATAAACTCAACCTCACTCTCTACTCGAGCAGGTATCAGCATCCTATGCCAAACATCAAGATTCTGACAGTACACGTGGGCATTAGCTGTAGTGAACCTCAACTGCCCCGGACTAACCTCGTGACCGTGCTGCCTCAGTGTATTAGTCATCAGGTGAATGAGCATCCACCCCTCGAGAGTATCGTAGGGAAGCCCACACACGACATCTGTGGACCTGGCAAAGATGTCTAGGTTGACTCGCCCTCCTACCACATTGAACGCCCACGCCACCGGGCACGGAGGGATACGCATAGAACCTATCTCATAACCCTGCCAGGCAGTCCACACCGCCCGCTTGGTCGTAGGGTTAGCCACAAGCCTGTCCACGACATCACGTACGGCATCGTGTGCCCCGTCAGGACCTCCGTAACGCCACTGGACGCCATACATAGGCCCTAGCTCATCTGTGGCCCAGGGGGACCACATACGCTCCACGTCGGGGGTGATTCTAGCACACCTGTCGTGTTGTGTGGCCCCTGACCCACTAAGCATCCAGTGGAGCTCACGCTGGGCCATGTCCACAGACACCCTACGTGTCTGGGACAGGGGTGCGTGTGTGTAGACCACACTCCATGACCCATAGCACCAATAGGGGTGCTCTTGGCCTTCAGTGACTAGCTCAGCAGCCTGTCTAGACAAGTGGTATATGTTCTGGTCATACTCACACAGCACGGCGATAAGCCTCCGATGCGCACTTAATAATTACGTAACCCGGTTCTTTAACCCATGAGCTACCATGTTTAGCCCAGTAGGTAAAGTCTTTAATCGACTTATTGAAATTCTTAGCCAGGGTGTAATTAGTCACCCCGTAAGAGACATCTGGACCTACATTATAGCCCATTCCGAGGTACTTACAAAAGGTCTCAAGAATAAACATACAGGACTTTTTAGTAAGGTGCCTAAACCGGATATTACCCCAATTAAGGGTCTCCATACATTGAGGGTACCAGTCACCGAAATTAAGGTCATTATAGTGCCTTGCACCGTACTCGGGACGAGATCTAATGACCTCAACACCGGCATTACGCAGTACGGTTATACCCTGTTTATGCTCTCGCCAGTCTGGTGTTTTCAGAGCTGGGTCGAGCCACGGCCTGTCATACTCCAGAGACCCCCTGAACCCCGCCAGAAGCAGCGCCCTAGCGCACGGAGCACAAGGCTCATAAGTCATCGCTATGTGACCCTCCCTAAGACGATAGGGCAGCTCCATAAGCTGTTGAGAGGCCCACACCTCCGCGTGGATGTACTCAAGGCACTGCCCATTAGGTGCAACGTCGTGTAATTTAACGCCTAGCTCGACGTTATGTGTGGATATCTGGTAATCCCCAGAGGTGTTTACGAAATAGCAACCTACCTTGCATTCAGGGTGGGAGGATTGCTGGGCAATCTCATAGGCTAGCTCAATCTCATTGATCATTATAGCTCCTAACAATAACCCGATCGAACTGAGGGAAAGTCTTCAGAATAGCTTCACAAGTGGTGCAAACATGGTTAATTATGTATGCAATGCCAGGGCGGGACCCCCCAACCTCATTTAGCAGCCTCATTACTGGGTGGATATAAGCCCCTCCGGGCTCCGGGTAGTACTTACCTGGCACCCACCAGATACCGTCAGGGCTATAGAAGACCACAGACGACATACAGCCTCGCTCAGGTTTGATGCTCTGGATCATCCGAGGAATATCCTTGAACTCATACATCAGAATTCACTCCAATCACCGAACTCGTCCTTGTGGCCGTACTTAGCCTCATACTTGAACCCAAGCCACACACCGGCGATGGCCATCAGGATGAGGGCCACATACCACAGACCGTAGAAGATCATCCAGGTGACCAGGACGCCGACACTTAGTGCAGCAGCAACAGCAGCGATGATACCGGCCATGTAGGCGATGAACTTAAGCATTGTTTTGACCTTTCTTGTTGTTTTCTTGATGTCTTTAGCTTAGCACACTCTGTGGACCAGCGCAACCCCTGATCCGAAACTGTTAACCTTAGTTAATCCACCCCGACTCATGCAGGATCAACTCGACCTCTGACTGGTCAATCAGGTCATCACGCATGCGTGCAGTGAGGTACGCGATAGCGAACAGTGGGGGCTCACACCTCATAGCCTTAGCAATACCCTCTAGGCCCTTACCGTAGCTGCGCACACGGGACAATACACGCCCCCATGAGGCCTTGCTGCCAATAGTGAGCTTCTTACAGAGCTGGCCTGCCTCAGCAGACACCCCAATAGCGAATGTCCACGGTGAGTGAGCTATAGCTGCCCACCACTCCAAGGCGTTTCTGAGTTCATCAGGGTCCTCTGACCTTAATGCTGCCCCAAAGGCCTCAGTAAGGCCTGCTAAATCAGTCTCAAATTGCGTGGTCATATACAATGTGGTGTGTATGTCTTGCCATG